TTTTAAGTCGGTTACTCTATTGCTCCTAATATCTTCATGATTATGTAGAAAGTTCTCAAAATCCTTACACCTATTCACACCAAAGCAATCTAGTAATAGCACTTCTTCATAGTTTGTTTTATGCTCTGCGAATCTATCTACTATACCACGACGACTTTCTCCTATTTTTACAATGTATTCACCATTGATGAACGATTTTACTTTGATAATATATACCAGCGAAATCGTTTTATTACTATATTCTGTAAGAAGTATGTTCTGTTTTTCGAGTTCTTTTTCTTTGAGTAATTTGGCATACTCTAATTTATTTTTATTTTCAATTTCCAATACTTCATTACACTTCTGTTCCAGTTGAATTTTCAGTTCATATGAACCTTTGAGGCGTATTTCATTTAAAACAACGCATAACCAGTTTTGAAATTTTTCTGCGATTGGTTTCCTTGAACGAAATAACAACTTATATAATCCCTTTTCAGTCAAAAATGTCACATTTTTCTCACCAGTGGAACTGTTTGCGGTACGAGTGACTTTTTCTGTTTCATCAAATTCCATTGTAGAAGACCTTATATTTGATATTTCAAGTATCAAACCAATATCACTTGCTCTAAAAAGGGGTTTTTCATTTGTTCCGTTGATGACAATATGCGTGTGCATATCATTATTTGTAAAAGCCCGTACAATATCCATAACGCGTAATACTATATATTACACGTTCTATTTATATCATTTATATTATTTTTAATAAATCAAACCCATTTTTAACCTGTCGGACTTATGGACGGGTTATTATATTTCTTCTCCCAACGGTCATGAAATACACATCAATTGAATAAATTTACTCATCTATTATCAAAAACCTGCTCAAGCGGTTTCCAAAATAATATAAGAGTTACTGACTAAATATTGCTTTGTTGTGGCAAACGCAAGATGTTGGTCTCTCGCTGTGTAAAAGTATGAATTAATTAATTCACATTTTTATAGGTATTAACAGGTATAATATATGTTTTTTATCGTTTTAATATGAAAACAAGTAATAATATGGGTAAATAAACCACACATAACTCTTTGTATGTCACAACTAATTGCTGTACGCCACGCCCGCCATTCCTGACATCACACGAAGAACGTTGTAATTGACGGCATATACTCTTACCTTAGCAGTGGCAGTTCCGGCGACAGTTCCAGATGAGAGAACAAGCTGAAGAACAGCATTGTCAATTCTGGAGAAGTTACACGTCCCGCTTGGCTGGTGCTCCTCTGGCTTCAGTGAGAAGGAATAGAGATTGATGCCGGTATCGGGTGCGCGTGAGTGATGCTGGAATGGCTGAACGACGTCGAAGTATGAGCCCTCTCTCTCAGAGATTCTGTCCTGACCGTTGAGCTGTAGCTTAGCGGTGACAACTGGGTTCTCACCCCAGCAATGCATATCAAGAGCAGTTTCAGCGAGAACGAAAGTTCCAGCGTCAGAGACGTAAGAACCGTTAGCGGACTGAGTTCCGTTCTGTGGTGAGAATGGGATATCAGGGTTGGATGTGTTGAAATTCCAGATACCATTGGATGGAACATTTGATCCAGCATCAGTCGCTCCGGCCATCTGGAAGAGACCATTGGATGTGATGAAGGCATTGGAACCGCTTGTCTCAGCAGGTCCTCCGAAGGCGTGGATTGCGTTGGGAAGAGCATCAATGGCATCAGTGTAGTTGAAGGGCTGTGCTCCAAGAGTTCTGAAAAGTGTCTGTGCTGCATCAAGAGAGGCGCAGTAATCGACGTTGGCATCGGGCTGAACGACCCAGATAAGCTCCTTACAAGGGTGGTTAAAGCTGAGCTTAATCTTGTTCGATGAACTACCAACGGACTCATCGCCAGTGAATTGAATCTGCTCGATAAGGTACTCGTGTGGGTTCTGCGCGACCTTACGTCTCTCATCGGAATCAAGGAAGATATAATCAACATAAAGTGATGCTGCGACAAGAGATTGCTGGTAAGCAATAGGAACTGACTGGATTCCTGAAGTTGCGTTGAGGGTAGATACCGCCCAGAGACACTCTCCTAGAGGACGGATATCAAGGTTAATCTTCACCTCGTGGTATTGGAGAGCAATCAGAGGGAGTGATAGACCAGGGTTCTTAGAGAACCAGAACTGAAGAGGAATGTAGAGGGTTGTCTCAGGAAGGGCATTGCGAGGAGCGCATACCTGAGATGGACCAGTAGATGATGAACAAGGACCAGCAACATCAGCGAAGAGAGGGTCGGTGATGTATGTGAGCTGAGTGGTGTTTCCAATCATCTTGAAGTAACCTCTTTGCTGCTCTGATGTGAGAGTGAGCTGATTCCAGATGTGCATCCAGTCACCATATTGACGGTCGATTCTCTGACCTCCGATCTCTACCTCTACTTGTGCGATGAGGTGCTCTCCGATATAGTCCAACCAACGAGCATAAACACCGTGTCCGGTAGATGTCTTCATGCTCTGGTTAATCTCGGGGAGAGTCACCTGAAGGTATGTGCGATAGCACAAATCACCATTTCTACTGATTGTGCATGTCACTCGCCGACCGAAATCTGCTTGACCCGAAAATGTCTGTTCGATACTTTCCATAGCGAAGTTAGTGTGGCGACGGTATGAGATCTTCCAGTAAGTAATCTCAGGGGTTCCGGTTAAAAATACATCTTGTGCTCCATATGCGACCAATTGAAGTAATGCGCCAGCCATTATATATTTATATATATCATACAAAGATAATAATTTCAGAAAAATACATTTATCCCTAAATATTTATTTTATATTAATGAAAACTACTTAAAGCTATTTTTAGTTAATTTTATTAATCAATTTATCATAGCATTATCATAGATAAGCACACGTCTAAAAACTGATTCATATATAAAATTGATTGATATACCTGGTGTATCATCATTCTACAATTTATAATACGAAATATAATGGAAAAATCAACAACTACTACATCTATTGAAACAAATAAAAAAATTACAAATGAATCGATTAAGTCGTGGGTAAATGAAAATACAAATGGGTATTCTACAGTTCTAACAAAATCTAACTTCATAATCAATGGTACTAATGACAATATTAAAAAATATTTAGATTGGTCCGAGTGTGGAAATGGATTGGGAGACCGCTATGCGAGGAAACTTTTCATATACACTGTAATATATGGAAATGGTAAGACAAAACTATATCCTATAAGTGAAAATGTAAATACAGACAATAATCAAATCCTACAAGATTTTATTAATGCACAAATTAATAATGTAGATACAAATAGCAGAGGAATAGTTGGTATTTTCATACATTCTCTATGTCTTAATGTTTCTAAACGTCCAATAAAAAAAAGTATTGGAGATGAAGTACGTAAAAGATGTTGTGTAGTTTGTGGAACACGGACTGACATTGTTTGTGATCACAAAAACGATTTATATAATGACCCACGTGTTTTATGCACTGACACGCAAATAATTGATGATTTTCAAGCTTTATGTAATCATTGTAATCTACAAAAAAGACAAGTCAGTATAAATGAGATGAAAAGTGGTGAGCTTTTTTCAGCAAAAAATCTTCCATTATATTCACAATTTCAATTTGATTTTGTTTGGGAAAAAAAAATACTTGACCTAAATGATATCCATTGTAAAGTTGGAACATATTGGTATGACCCTGTTATGTTTCAGAAACAATTCTTCCAATATGTAACTAACATTCAAAATGTACCACTAATTGGATAATTCTACTATTTTATCAAAATACTCTTTACTAATTTCACATCCTTTAAACTGACGATTTGTATTTACACAGGCAAAGTATGTTGTCCCTGAACCCATAAATGTGTCCAAGACAATATCATTTTCTTTTGAGTGCTTACATATTAATTCTTGAAACAAAACAAGTGATTTTTGAGTTGGATGGAAACGATTCTTCCCTCCTTGTATTGGGTAGTTATATATTCCATTGTCGTATGAACTTTCGAACGTAGGTAACCCTCCTTTGACACAAGTTAATGCTATTTCTCTACAATTTGTTAAATAATTTATCTTTGAATTTAATGGTTGAGGATTTGTTTTAATCCATTCTATAAAGCGAATTTGTTTAAAATTGTTCCTTTCTAGAATTTCTTTTAGTGGTGTTATTTTCCAAATGTCGAAAAACATAATCATTGTTCCACCTTTTCTAAGTTTCTTGTAATATTCACTGACATATTTCTCGAGAATATCCATTGTAAATTCTTTATCCCAATCGCCATAATCAGTTTTCACACAATATTTTTTCCCATATATCGTTCCATACTTCATATAATTACTTTTTTTTTTATTATCTACAAGTTTATTTTCTAGTTTGTAAGCTTCCCATTCTTCATTCGTCTTGGTAAATTCAATGTTATTATCTTCATTAAACTTTACAGCATTATAATGTGAATCCATACCTGTTTCCTTTGATATAATATATGGGGGATCAGTAAGAATTAGGTCTATAGAGTTATTATCAATTGTTGACAAGTATTCCATCCCGTCAATATTTTGTAGATCAAATTTCGTATCGGTCATAGTTGTTTTAAATTGTGGTGTGTTGGATAAATAACACACATATTTTCTAATCAATTTTTTATAATTAATTAGTTTTACAGAAAAAATAAAAATAAATTGATACTACATATATTATGTCTTCGTCTGTAGGTTCTTTAGAGCTTAAAAAATTTGATATGCGAAGTATTGTATTTGACCCTAATGAAAACAAAGGACCCGTAATTGTTATGATTGGTAGAAGAGACACTGGAAAAAGTGTTTTGGTTCGTGACTTGCTCTTTTTTCATCAAGACATCCCTATTGGGACTGTTATATCTGGCACAGAGGCAGGTAATGGTTTTTACTCTGAACTTGTTCCTAAGTTATTTATCCACCACGAATATAATGCTGTCATCATTGAAAATATTTTAAGAAGACAAAAAATGGTTCTTAAACAGATTAAAAAGGAAATGGATACTTATAAAAAAACTACAATTGACCCTAGAGCATTCGTTATTTTAGACGATTGTCTTTATGACGATAAATGGACTCGTGACAAACTTATGCGATTACTTTTTATGAACGGAAGACACTGGAAGATAATGTTGGTCATAACTATGCAGTATCCTCTCGGTATACCCCCTAATTTACGGACTAATATTGATTATGTCTTCATATTACGAGAGAACATTGGAGGCAATCGAAAACGTATTTATACCAATTATGCCTCTATGTTTCCAACATTCGAAGCATTTTGTTCTGTTCTAGACAGCTGCACTGAAAATTACGAGTGTTTAGTCATCAATAACAACGTAAAATCTAACAGATTACAAGACCAAATATTCTGGTATAAGGCGGAAAAACGTGGACCCTTCAAATTAGGCGCAAAACAATTCTGGGATTTGTCTAAAAACTTGGACTCAGATGATGAAGAGGAATATGACCCTAGTAAATTCAAGAAGAAGGGCCCACAACTTACGGTTAAAAAAGCACAGTGGTAAAGGGTCTCCATAGTAACTAGGTTGAATTGCTTCATAGCATTAGAAAATATTAGTCAATTATCATTCAAAATTATATAGAGAATAAGGGGTATAATATGTATAATTATACCCATTATGGATATTATTCGCGCTTTCACCGAAAACAATATGGAAATGAATATAATGATAAAAGGGACTTATGAAAATCCATTATTTAGAGCAAGTGATGTTGGTGAAGTTCTAAGCATAAAGAACATTTATTCAACAATATCAAATTACGATGACACACAACGTATAAATATTCTCGTTAAAACCGTTGGTGGTGAACAATCTGTGGTTTTCTTGACAGAATACGGATTATTTGATGTTCTATTTCTTTCTAGAAAACCAATAGCAAAAAAATTCAGACATTGGGTCTGTCAAGTAATTCATGAGATTCGTCTTAATGGCAAATATGATGTTATGCAGCAACAAATCGAACAACTTGAACTCATAAACTTGACGAATAGTGATAAAAGACAGAAGTTAGAAATAAAAAATCGAGAATTAGAAGAATCATTACTACAGACAAAAAGTGAACAGGAGTTTAATAAAATAGCATTTTCAACAACACCATACATTTACATCTACAATTTAGACACTAGAATTGCTTTACCAGAATTACCAAAATTAAAGATTGGATATTCAATGTGCTTGAAAAATCGTATGAAACCATTCAATACTACTTGTCCTTTCGGAAAACTTATATTCAGTCAAGAAATAAAGTATTTGAATGATGTTTCAGACCCAACAAGTAAAGAAAAGGAACTACGAAAATTAGAAACAAGCATTCACTATAAACTTAGTCGATTTCACGATGGAAGAGAGATTTTTCAAATGGACATAGAAGACGCAGTATTGTGTGTCATTAACGAATATAACAATTTTAAACTATTTAACAATAAAAGCAATATTGATAGACAAATTAAATTGAAAAAGATATGTGAAATGACTGGTAGTATCATAAATGACGAACCAATAAATCAAATATCGAAATGCGATTCATCCACACAAACAGAGTATAATGAAGGAGAACCTTTATCTACTCCATTGATTCACGGTGACGAAATATTGATTAAAAAATTCAACGATTTTATTGACATGCACTGCTTAGTTCGTAATGACGTCGAAGTGTCCGCGAAAGATATTCAAAACGCCTATAAAATTTACTCGAGAGAAGCTAAAAAAGAAATAACTCAAGCATTTACAGATTTTCTTAACAAAAAGTTTATCTTTGGAAGAATGCATATTCAGAACGCAGACCAAGCTATAAATGGATACAGAGGACTAAAATTGAAAGATATTGAATATAAAAAACAAAATATTGTCGTAAAGAACGAAGAAACATGTGTTTTTGCTTGTTGTGTATTTGCTCCGAGTAAAACAGTTTTATTCAGTTCCATAGTTGAAGAGTATAAGAATTGGAAAAGGAAGATGGGTCAAACATTTGATGTTGTAGATGATGTGAAAAAACTGAAGGAATATCTTAAACAATGCCCATACATACTTCCAGAAACGGTGTGGTCTCAACAAGGTTCAGGACAAGGATATTACGGACTAGGATTATTAAGTGAGGTTGCATACCACCGTAAATCATCTACAGGTTGCAGAGTTCAGAGACGTGATTTACAAGACAATATCTTAAACAATTATGACACAATTGCGAAAGCAGCACTCGTAGAAAACATTTGTGCTGCTAAAATGAGTAGATGGATTCGTGATAGAACAATAAATAAATGCGATAGTGGAGAATATTATTATTGTAAAGAAAATAACAAACAGTAAGTGGTTTTATTATTATATTATCTACAATAAAATAATAATGTGATTCTTATCTACTATTCAAAAATAGATGTCTGTTTATTGAAGTTGAAGAAGGTAATCTATGGCCGAACACAATCATATACACGAGTACCAACGCAGCCAATAAAATACTTCTGGTTTCAGCTACAACCTGTCTTTGACCAAGCATAAATATCATAAATACATATAACAAAACACCAATAATTGCAGAGTGTAATACCATCATTCGTCCATTCTCCATTTTATTCTTTATATAGAGAATATATTTGATATACAGGTGAAATACTACGCATCAATAAAAACATAATAATGTGAATTTACAAATGTTTAATTTCCTCTAAAGTTTGTATCGTTTTATAGTTTTGAAATTCTATTATGTTTTGCAACATTATTCGTAATTCTTTTATTTCTTTAATGTCATCTTGGCTTGTGATACGATTTCTATTATGATTCCTAGAAAAATAGCCATACGCCCCTACTGTTCCAATTATTATTGTAATTAAAACTATCAATAGTTTAGCGTCTATATGGAGTGCTGTCATAAGTTCATTAATTGTGTCTCCAAAATATTCAATTGTCGGTTGAGATACACCCTTAGCAGCACTTATTATTGGTTTCATATACGAATGAATCTTAGTTTTAGTCATTAATGAATTTAGTTCTGTTTCTTGTTCCAACAAATTTGACTCAAAATGATTTCGTAATCTCTTTTCAATTATCTCTTGACGAAGTTGCGGGTCCCCTGTCATATCTTCTATATCTTCAAACGTAGAAAGGAAATCGTGGACTTTGTTAAAAACATTTGTAAGCTTATCTGTTAATAGAGAATCTTGTTTGGAACTATTTTCGATATGTATCATTGTTTTCAATAAGAAGTTTAATTTACTAATTTTTAAATTGAGTTCATAACCTAGGTCATTAGTTTGAGAAGTATTGTATAACAAATACAACATATCAGCTAATTCTTTATAATTCATATAATTCATAGATTTTGTAATTTGTAGTTTAACACTACTGTCTTCCTTATCAAGATACATTACTGGAGTTGGAAAATTCGATTCACAAAAGGAGTTAAAATGGACTTTTGAAGTATCAAATTTCTTTGTGACCGTTGCATAAATAATCGATGTTATCGATGATGGCTCTCGATACTCGCTTAAAAATGTTTGAACATCAACACTCATAAAAACGTCTCTACACATATTTTCAATTCTTGCGATTGTGCTTAATTTATTAATCTTATCAGAGAAAGTGCTTACATAATGTCTTTCAAAACTATCCATCATATTTTGTACATAATTTCTCTCTTGTTGTCTAGCAATATTTTCAACTGATGATGTAAAATAGTATCGTGTAAAATTCGGAACAACATAAATTACATCGTATATTGATTTATTTTCACCAATGTGTGTTGTCATTAACGACGAAGAAGAGACCGTCATAAAAAATAAAAAATAAATACATATTATTGAACGTTTCAGATTTTCCTTGTGTTTACTATTTAAAATATTGTGAATACCTTCTATGAATATAATTCTAATACTTTGTATTAAAATGATATGTTCTATTTATATTTATGTTTTATGCTATATGTTCTACGTTTTATATTTTATTAAAGTTTTGTTTATAGTTTTGACAAAAGATTTAATTCATGTTCCTCACGTCCTTTAGGAGTAGAAACTTCTCTATCTTCAAAATCCATTGTATTTACTCCGACTAAATTACCATCTGTGTCCAGTGTTTGTGTCAACTTATTTCCCGACTTTCTAGCGGCTTCAATATTCGCTTCTATCGCCTTGCGTTTAGCATCTTTAATCCTCTGATCAAATTCGTTTTTAGCTTGAATCTCATTCTTGATCTTTTCCTCATGTAATCTATTTAATTCTGGTTCTAGGTAATCAACTTTACCAAGCTTGTAGTATGTAGGTTCCCAAGGTAGCCAAATACCACAAGGAGCAACGTAAATATCGTGACTAGGGTCGTTTTGTCGTAGTTTTTTACAATTTGCCTCTGCCTCTTCTTGTGTTGGAAAACTACCTCTAATTTTTAACCCTCTTACACTTGTTTGAAACTTATTTCTCTTATCGAAAATAGCATTTAATCTATCTTCATCTTTATCGATAAAGTTTTTGTAATCATCCTCAACAACTTGAGAGGATTCTTTAATCAACGCCTCTTCCTCTTTAATAAATTCATTGTAATCAGCTGTCAAATTTTCAGTGTTGATATTGTATTTCACCGATATAAAACTCATAAAATCACTAAATTTTGACATCGACTTACTCATATCCCACTGTTTAACAAATTGGTTGAACAGATATAGTTCACGTCTCTTTAGAATGCTTTCAGGTGAAATAAAAGAAACACATACAAACTTCTGTCCTGCGATAGTTGGGTCTTCATCACATAAATCTACATATTTCTCATTTTCAGAACCATCAGGATTAATTTTAAATTGAACGTCGCTTTGAGTTTTATTTGATGATGACATTGGTTTAGGAAAATAGGGCTCAAGTAGAATGGAATATAGATATTAGGTGATTCTCTTTATATTTGTTAATAACATAATTTAAAGTATGTGATTAAATTAAGATTCCACATTTTTTTTTATTATAATATAATATATAAACTCATGAACGAAATGTTTGATATGAACGAATTTGTTAAAAGAGCAATAAAGTATTTAGTAGAAGGTATAATGGTTGCTATAGTAGCGTTTAGTATACCAAAGAAGCACTTGAATATTGAGGAAGTAGCAATTATCGGACTTACTAGTGCCGCAACATTTGCTCTTTTAGACGTATTCTCCCCATCTATAGGAGCGGCGACTCGTTCGGGTGTCGGAATGTCAGTTGGAGCTGGAATCACTGGAGGAATCCCACTACGCTAATAAATGATAACTGTTAAAATAATTTTATAAAATATAAAATTATCAGCCACTGAAAAATGTTTAGATAATGTATGTCTGGTTATCCTGATTTAGACAACATTTTTGAAAGGAAAACCACAATAGTTACGTCCGGATTAACATCTACAGGGTTCGCTAGTGACATAGCTGTCATTAACCAGACCAATTTAGATCTGATTTATATATTTAAAGAATACACAAACCCAAGTCAGGAAATCGCAGACACTATTTATACAGCATCTAATGGCCAAAATTTTAAAAAAATCTTCAAATATGGTGGTTATACACCAAGCATTAGTATTAATTCAGTGTCTGTTAATGGCACTTCACAAAGTTTTAACTTTGGGGGTAATTATGAATCCGTGTTATACACGATAACAACCGGCGTAAATAACGTAGTGGCTTCAGGATCTGTGTCAGGTTCATCGTTAAGTGTTTTACAAGCAGGAAATTACGTACTCAAGTTAATTCCAAAAAATTATTTTGGCATTTCATCTTCTGGTATTGAGAATACCGTAACTTTTTCACAAGAATCTTATACTTCTTCAGGTACCTTACCACTGTATGCATATAAAGCATCTATTGTATTA